CGTTTAATTGCTGGGTAGCTTGTTCTACGACTCTATTTGTTAAGACTTGACCTTTACGATATTCAGCGAGGGCGTTATGCACCAAGCCTGTGCTAAGCCTTGTTCTATCTAATGCTTTAGTTAGAGTATCTTGAATTGAAAAACTGCGTGTAGCGCTTTGAGAAAGATTAACTAATTGCTGGGATAGCGAGACAATGTTAGATGTTAAACCAGCAACGGAGTCAGCACCAGTAACCGATGCATCTATACCTATTCGTGTTGTTGAGTCACCAGTGTCAGACATAATTCAGCCAATAACAATTATCGCATATTGGGTTAATTAAAGCAAGGTTATTCACCTTTCTTTACCGTTTCATAACCCATACCAAACTTCATGTCCATAATGTCATGAACTTGCGCTGCTCTAGGTGGCTCTGGATCGTACCAGTCATCATCAAAATCAACCTCAGCACCTTGTGCGGCAGCAGCAATTTTCATCGCCGTACTTGTTTCATTCATGCAAGCACGATATAGCAAAAATAATTCATTCAATGTCAAATGGGTCTCAAGTGATTCAAAATTCACCCAAGAACCCGTTTTGACAAATACTTCCGATTCGTATTTTAGAAGAGGGAGATCTTCCCAGGATTGGTCAGATGAACCAGATCCCTCTTCGCCTAGAAGGAAGGGTCTGAGCCCATTGCAGCCGACATGAGTTCACCGAATGAACGCAAGTCAAGCACATCTTCTAGCTTCTCTTTGTCGTTGCCCAACTCTGGGTCAACCGCTGCGAGAGCAATACCAGCAGCTTCCACCATGATGTCAATATCTTTGTCATCAAGTGTATCTTCACTCTTAAGATCCTTAACGACCTTCATAAACTTTCTAAGATTACGAATTGTTAAAGGCTTAATCGTTCTTGTCTTTCCATCCGCAAACACGATTTCTGTGCCAGCGAGAATATCTTTATTTTTATCGCTCAAAGTATTTCCATCCTTATGTCTCGTATATAAAGGGTTTCGCCCCTCGGTTATTAAGTTTATCACAAAATACCAAGGGGCGATTGCCTTTAGCTAAATTATTTAATTACAATTATGCGGTTTCGTCAACGATTTTGCCGTACTCGTAACCAACATCTGCTACTGTTGGCAAAATTCTAAAGCCAACTGTGAACATTGTTGCTTCTGCACGCTTCATTGCAATTGTGGATGATTCCATTGAAATTGCACGCTTTGTGTAGAATTTACGGGTAAGCAAGTCACCTGCTGTTGAACCAGGTGCTGTACCTGTAACAACGAGTGCCTTCTCGTAAGGGATTACTCCCTGTGCGCCAAACAAGAATGTCTTTGTATTTGCGCCATCATTGTTTGCCTTAACCGAATCTCCGCCTGTCACATCATCGTAGTTCCAAGCTGTTGCAAGGTTATTAAGAGTTCCTTCTGCAAGGGTTGTCTTAACCATTACCTTTACTTTTGACTGAATGATCTTAGCGGCATCGCCAAATTGATCAATTTCAATATCAACCATGTCTGGTTCCCACGAAATTTCCAAACCGTTTTGTGTTGCTCCAATGTCAGCAAAGTTATTCATTGCTGCAATGGTTGTTGCGTTAGCATTCGTACCCAGTTTGATGGTTGCTTCGCCAACGATAATGTTAGAAACATTAACTGCCATTTTACTTCCTCCTATTTATCCAGGCGAAATATCTTTCTGCCTTTCTTATCACGCCATTTAGCGATCTTTTCTATATCTTTAGCATTGACTTCGCCTTGACGATTGCCAATACCGAGACCTTTATTCCATTCAAATTCGTAAACCGAGCTACGAAGTTTAACGACATAACTAGGTGTTTTACCAATGTATGTAATAGTACTATACTCCATATGTTATTATTTTACCATACCCTTTTCTCGCTAGACATTGCAAACCCTAAAATCTAAGTTCATTCTATACCAGCCTTCCTTTTCCAAGGGAGCTACCAGACTTGACCCTATTTGAAAACTGGACAGGATTCTGGAGTTAGTCCCCGTAATCCCACCTACCTGAGCAACTTGGTCAGACTTTCCTAGGATCTCAAGAACCCTTTCGGAAAGCCTAAACAGGCGATCAGCGTCAGTATCAAATATTGAATACCTAATAATATCTTTTCTCATCCAATAAGCTTCGTTGCTCGGAATTGAAGGCTGATAATAATATATCACAAATGGAGCAGTCTCGCCGTTAGTTGCCACAACTGGAAAATAATTCATAGTCTTTCCAGCAATATTAGCCAAACTACTGTCTGCTTTCAAAGCAGTATTTATATCGTAAACACTAAGAGCCAAAATTAACCCCCATGCATTTAGAAATAGATTGATTTAAATTTTCTTTTACAACATTTTTAATAGGCTCAATCAAATAATCAATATCGGCACCAGTTGCATTATGGAAGTGATAAATATCCCCTCTATTTAAAACAACACTAATGCTCAAATCAGCTCCTGGCTCTATTACAAAATCTTGAAAGATACCAGAATAATCAGAAAGGAGTACATCCCGTATACCACCTTCGCTCGCCATCATAGCCTCTGCTACTGCCGATTCAATCTCCATTGGAATCTTTTCAACTTTGTTAATCAATGGCTGTAAATCTCCAGATATCCTTATCATGCTGTTTCAACCACCCTTCTTAAAGTAACTACAGTATGATGCTTTGCACCAGTAAAACCAAACTTTGGCTGTATGCCGACAACTTCGTAAACATAATTATCAACCACATTCCCATTTCTATCTTTTACATTTTGCAACCTATTACCATATGTAATATTTGTATCATATTCTTTCGGGACAAGTGCTTCAAATTTAGGGATACTGTCTTGATATGGACTAAGTCTTCTTTCATCTCCAGCAGAAGAGCTTGTGCTGGGGGCTTGAAATTGAAAAGATATCGTAGCTACTTTTGAATAAGAAGCGTATTGTTGACCAGCCGCATTTGTGCTCGTACTTTTTGTATATATGTCACCTTTGTGAGTGAATTTGAAATAGGTCTGGGAAGCCATTTAAACCACATAGTCCATAACAAACAATGTGTAGTCCATAAGCAATATGTCTGCATCAATGTTCCCTGTTGACTCGTAAAAGTTTTGACCTGTTTGAATTTTAAGAACATCCATATCCGCACTGTAAATACCGTGTCTGCGATAAATTGAGTCATCGTTCATCATATCTTCCAAGAGAAGGTCGGCAGCTTGCTCTATATTATTAGGCACAAATCTCCAACCAAAATCACCTTCAATCCGATATACACTTTGAGGATTAAACTTATTAACAATTAAAAGAACATTTACGCTGTCAAGAACAGATTTCCTAAATTGCACATAATAAGAGCCGCCAAAGCTGTGTGGTTCTTTAATCTTTTCAATATGATTCATTGTTGCATCTTCATAGTCATGAAGTACAATTTCATCATTAGTTCCTGGGTCTGCGGTAACTTTTCTTAAGGTTGCTATTGGATTTGGAAGATGAATTGATTTTTTGCCAGAACCCATAACTTCAAGATATTTGTTTGGATAATATTCAAAAGATTGACCACAAAAAGTATTGATAATATTCCTTACTTTCTTTTCTAATTTATCAAACTTATCAAACCATTCATCTTCAAGAGTCGGGTGGTCTTCAAAGAATGTATCAATATCAATATACGGGGTGTAGACATTAAAGTATTGTGACTGTGTGTATGACACTGCACTTATTGTGTATGTAAAATCAGCACGATATCTTCCTGCAGCATTTAGAACATATATGCCAGAAGCCGCTTGACCGTAGGTGATTGTGTAAACACCAGTTGCTGTCCTAGTTGCATTTGTTGGACCAGAAACAAGAGATCCAAATTCATGGTATAAACTAACTGAAACAACATTTGATGTTGGGTCTGAAGGTAGTGTTAAAGTAAGTGTTTTACTTGTTTCAATCTTTACATCATCCATAATTCAATTATAACAGTATTACTGTTTTTCAGCCTTTAAAAAGTCTGCATTGCTAGTGACACTTCAAAGTCATTTAAATCTTCACCTAGCTGGGTTGTACTAAAAGTTCCGCTAATGTCAAAAGAAACGATAGTGTTACTTGAGTCTTTATAAAATAAAAGACCATCGGCATAGTTAATAGCAAGCTCTCCTACCTCAAGCGAGGTGGGGGCACTATTTGCTGTACCTGAATTTTTAATTTTAATTACATTAGGCATTAAAACCCCTTAACTAGAAAGTACCACCGTCAATAGTAGCAGTGTTCGCAGCAAGCGCTGTGAGTTGCGAGCTGAAAGCTTGAACATCCGTACCAATAGCGAGACCTAAAGCAGTTCTTGCATCTCCAGCAGTTGTTGAACCAGTTCCACCGTAAGCGATACCAATAGCAGTACCTTGCCATACACCAGTACCAATTGTTCCTACAGATGTAAGACTTGAAGTAACAACGCTTGAAGCCAAAGTTGTATTTGAAAGTACTGCCGATCCGCCAATATAAAATGACTTACCAGCGACAATATTGAAATGCTCAGAGGATGTCCAGGCATCGGTAGCATCAACCCAATTAAGTGTCTTATCCGTTGCGCCTTTAATTGTGAACCCAGCACCATCGGCAGTTGTATCTGTTGGTGTTGCAACATTGGCAAGAACAATGTTCTTATCTTCAACAACGAGTGTTGCTGTGTTAAGAGTTGTTGTATTGCCTTGAACAGTTAAGTCTCCAGTGACAGTCAGGTTGCCTGGTGTTGTAACATTTGCTGCCAGAGAAATTGTTCCAGCGTTATAAACAATTTGGTTTTCAGTACCAGACAGAGTTGGGAGTGAACTGTCAACATATGCTTTTGTAGCGGCGTGTGTATTAGCTGAGGGGGTAGGAACAATTACAGTACCAGAAAAAGTTTTATTCCCAGTAATTGTTTGGTTTGTTCCTAGAGTTGTGTATGCACCATAACCACCAATTGCAATAACAGCTGTTGCACTGCCACCAGCGCCACCAGTGCCAGTACCGTAGTACAAAACATTGTCTGCTTCGTTAAATGCTAATTCTGCATTCTCCAGACTTGTTGGTGCACCCGCTGCTCCAGCAGATGACCTTCTTTTAATTCTCAGCGTATTCGCCATCAGTAATTTCCCCCATCCATTAATAAATCGGCTGCACTATGAACATGATCCGCCCTAGCCGCCAAATTGCTCACCCCAACCACACCAGCTCTTGCAATATCAGTGACTGTTGTAGCTAAACTTAAACTCGCTAAATTAATTGTACCACTAGATTGGTTTAATACAGTAATATCAGTTGTAACCGCAACATTTGAGACATCAGTGGTAGTTACCTGTACTGTTGTAATGTCAGCTGACACGGGTTACATCCCCAGTAACAGTACAAACACCAGTAATTAAAGTAGTAACGGTTGCCCCATTTGTTTCTTGAAAATCATAAACATATGAACCAGCAGATATATTTGCGGTATTTGATGAAGTAAGGGACATTACAACAACCCCATTTGCAGCATTAGTAAGGGTTGATGTGAAAGTAGCAGTAATTGTGTCAGAATTTCTTTTTTTTCTAATTTGACCAGTATAAGTTCTGCTTGTAATGTTTACATTAGCATTAGCGCTATCTTTTATACGAAGTTCATGAGCATAAGTATCGCCCTGATAAATACTAATATCCCTAGTTGCAGCCATAATATCTCCTATATGATATTATCAAAGATTGGTTATGCCAGCAATATTGACCAAGTTGCTTGATCTACTTCACCAGTTGCAGGAATTTTATTTTTAGTTTGAAAATCCTTAACCAACTGTGCAGTCTTTGGACCAAAATCACCGTCAATCTTGCATACCACACCATGCTTAACTAAAAGAGTTTGCGCTTCTTTTACGATAGGACCAGCACTTCCTTGCTTAACAAGTCTTTTTTTAGCGGCAGCTTCAACATTCACAGCTGGTGCTGCGGTCTTCGCTACAATAGCGGCTTTCTGTTCTTCCACCGAACCAAACGGGCTGCCTGGCTTTGGATTACGAGCAACATAATCTTTCACTGCTTGCGGTACTGCATCACCACATACATAGCGAATGTGCCAAGGCTCCGAAGGAACAACTTCCCAACTCCACCCAAACTTTTCAACATTGGCAATCAACCAATTAATTCTTTTCTTCTCTGAAGCGTTAGCAATATCAACCGCCAAGCCGAGGTTATGCTGCGACTTACCTGGTGTCGCCAGCATCGCCATGCCTTTCTTCAAATACCAAGTCTTACCTTCAAAAGTTTTTGTTGAACCAGTTCCCGTATCTTGAAGACTGTAGCGACTTAAAAAGCCAGCCTTTTGACTGTCATAACTACGA